AATACTACACCCGCCTCTTGCCCGTAGTTCGACACGGTAACCGGTCACCAATTTAGTTCAATTTCTGCTACAGTCCCGGTTAAAAACACATATGACCGACACGTCATCGGTAACTAACACAGTTACCTCCACGTCAGCAATCCTAGCAATAGTTCGAATTTTCTCTTTCTTTCCTTTTTCTTCTCCTTTCTTTTTTCTTGTCGCTAGCGCTTACGAACAAATATATATAGCAAATTGTTTTTTTTTTCTTTTCTTCTTCTTTCATCTCATTCTTTCTTTTTATAAAAGAAACAAAATCTGTTTTATTCCAAATACTCATCAAACGTCACCGTTTGATGATCCCGGGCAATTACAGACTCATCAATATTAACTATACACAGCCTGTCCCTACTTAATAACTGCTTCTTAACTATATTCCCCTTGCTATCATATTCTACATCTAGCTGGGGTAGAAAATTACTAAGAACTACAATATGCACCTTATCAGCGCAGTTAAAATCTATGGGCTCGTATTTGCTGCTCCTAATCAGCCTATCCTTGATCTCCTCCAGCACCGTGTACTGGAGAACGTCCTCCACCTGCCTTGGCAGGTCAAATATGCAGTGGCCTAGATGCTCAGCATACGAGTATTTGATGTTCTCGCCCTTTCCTCCTCTGGAGTAGAACCAGCCAGCCTGTATCTTCGACTTAGCCCAGGTGGTCTTCCCTTCATTGCCTTGAGAGCCATACACCCATATGATAGTTCTATCATCTGGGCCCTCGTCCAGTATCTTCTCAACCAGCAGCTGCCAAGGTCGGTCAAATGCAGGGAGTACCAGACCACTGAACTCTTTATTAATCTTAGTCGCCAAGCAGCGACGATACAGCTTAGGGTCGGCCAGTCGTATCTCCTCTGGGTCTTCCTGAAAGCGTTCCATCGCTTTCCTCTTGTTGCTCCCCCGTTCCGCGAGAACACCGAATTCCCAGGGCCCAGCAACACGAGAATCATCCTTTCGGCAATAATCTCGGTTGCTGGCAGCGGATCCCTTGGCAGGCTCGAGGTGAACGCCATTGCCGAGCTTCGACTTGAGGAACGAGAGCCTTTGGCCGCGTTTGAGAGTGACATATCCCTGTATATGTCTCTTGTTAGTCGTCGGGCACTCCTCCTCCTGAAAAACCAGATACTCGGCCCAGTCCGGTAGAGAGAGAAAGAGAGGAAGGGTATACTGGAAAAGAGTAAAGCACCAATTTCTAGATTGGCCCATAACGTTGTGTCTGGCGAACAACGCAAAACAAAATAAATACACCCTTCGTGGGGTCCATTTTGCACGCGCCGCGCGTGCTGTGTCGAGGTCTTGTGTCGAGGCGGGGT